TTAATCAGCGGGTTCAGGGTTCGAGTCCCTGGCGGTGTACCAAGCACCATCGGCCGCGCCCCCGTCCGGCCCGCCGGCGGGGGCATCGCCCGTCTCTAGCCACGACAGCGGCACGCCCGTGCGAACCGCCCACAGTCGAAGCGTCTGTTTCCCCGGCGACACCCGACCGCTCAGCCATCGCCCGACCGAGTTTCGGTTCACCCCGAGATAGTCGGCCATCTGCCCGACGCTCACCCCGGCGTGTTCCAAACCCTTACGCATCCGGTCGCCAACGTGCCAAACCGGCACGGTGCCGCTCTGTGACTCAATGCTCATGCATAGATCATTGCATCATTTCGGTGGCACGACACGCCTAACGCGCACTGTTCATTGCCACAGGGTGGTGCGACGCCCTATGGTGCCGCTATGACTCATGTAGCAATGCCGCACGATGATGCGGTGCCACGGCCGAGTGACTTGGTCGGTTCGGCGTACGTGTGCAAGGCCTTGAAGATCGACCGGTCCACGCTGGTGAGGCGGATCGCTGCCGGTCGTGACCCCCAACCGGTCGGCCAGCTCGAAGGGCCCGCCGGCGCGTACATCTTCCGGCGCGTGGACGTGCACGCCGCCATCCGCGGCGAGGGGGTGCTGTCGTGACCGATCCAGTGATTCCCCGTGTGTGCGTGAAATGCGGCGCACCGACGACCGAGCCGGGGCCGCCCCCTCATGGCCAGCTCGGCGGTCTGTGCACCCGCCCCGACTGCGGCTACGACTACCTGACCGACCTGCCCGACCTGCCGGACAAGCCGGCGTACCGGCTGGCCGCCGTCCGTGGTGAGGGGGTGCTGTCGTGACGAAGCTGGCGGGGACCCTACCCAAAGGTGAGGCGAACGGACTTGAAGCGTTGTCAGCCGCGTTGGTGGCCACGCCTGACCAAGTGCACGTAGTTGTGGCCCTGGTCGATTGCAGAAAGATCACGACCGACACCGACAGCGGCGACGTGGAACCGACCGCCCGTGTGCGGCGCATTGAGGCGATCACCGACAAGGACGACCGCGGGATCGTGCTGGAACACCGAACTGGAAAGGCCGTACTCCCGTTCGAGTTGGAGGAAGACCTACGCCGGCTAATGGGCGCCATCGACCCGCACACCGGGGAAGTCTTGGACGACGGCGACGATGAGGCGGGGAAGTGACTACACCTGCCATTGAGCCAGCGCCGGCGCTGCCGCCGACCTTCTGGCCTGCCCGCGGCACCGATCCGCGCGCGGACGTGCTGTACCGCTTGGCCGGTGACGCCCTCGTGGACGTGGCCACGCTGCCGCAGCTGCTCGACCTTGTCGAACGCGTCGCGCCGCACGGCACGCGTCGCCTACCAGCCATCCCTCGAGTGGCGGCTCCCGAGTGAGTACCGCGACGGCGTCGTGGGACTTGGACACGCTGGTCGGGTCGCTCGCTCGGCAGGGCTGGGGACCGCTGGCAGCAGAGAAACGAGGCGTGGCGCGCACGCTCCGGGCACTCGCGGACGTGTTGCCACACGGCGCAGCAGAGGGTCGCACAACCGCGGTACAGCTCGGCCAGGTCGCCGGCATCACCGAACGCTGGGTCCGGTTCGGCCTGACCGTCCTGGAACGCCTCGGCGTGATCCGCTGGTACCGCGGACGTAAGGGCGTGCCCTCGGTGATCCGCGTGTGCAAGCGCACCCTCGCCGGCTGGGTCCGCACGGCCCGCAACGCACGCCGAGCCGGCAAGCGGCCCGGTGGCCGGCCCCAGCAACCCGTCCGCCCCGCCGCCCCGGGCCGGCCCCGCCGCGCAAGGGTTTCCCGCTTTCAGCCGGAACTAGGAACCGCCCTTGACCTCTTCAAGGGGGTCACGACCCGGCGGGGACGTGGCCCCACCCCGACAACCGCCCACCGAAAGGACAAGCCCGTGATCTGGACACCAACGGAAGAACCGCAGCAACACAACCGGCCCGCACCGCCAGACGGCCACGAGTACATCGATCGCTGCGACGTGTGTTCCCATCCCGCGGACCGCTGCCGCCAGATTGAGCACAAGCTCCCAGTCCATCTCCGGCACGCCTTCACTCCCGCCGTACGCCGTACCAAGGCGGGCCGATGAACGGCCAGCACCGGCACGAGTTCGCTGACGAGTACGCAACCGTTCGTGAGTCGCTGCTCGCCACTGTGGCCGAGCACCTGGCCGGCATCACCGTGCCCTGCGAGCGCGCGCGCGTCATGGAGGCGTGCCAGCACGCCTACGCCGCACTCCGAGCGCTCGAAGCGACAGCGAAGGGTGCCGGCTGTGAAGATCGTTGACAGGTCTGACCTGCTGGCCTACGTGTGCGGGGGCCTGCTGCTGCTGCTGCTCATCGTCTTGGGGTTCAGCTGATGGCGTACGCCTGGATGAACCGCGCCGCGTGCGTCCCGTACGGGCCACGCTTCACCGAGAGACCCGAGTATCGGCAGCTCGAAGTCTGCGACCGGTGCCCTGTCGTGCTGTCGTGCTTGGCCTATGCCGTCAAGACACGCGCCACCGGGGTTGTGATGGGCGGACGCCGGATCGGAAAGCGACCGCTCGTCTGGCGCTCGGACCGCACCGCGACGGGCCGGCCATGAACGCCGTTCGAGCCGGTTCCGTCGCACCGCTGCAACGTGACGCCCTACGCACCGACGCGCTGATCCTGGCCCGGCGTGGATTGACCCTCGGCGCCATCGCCCAGCAGCTCGGCGTGAGCACCAGCACCGTCCACAGGTGGCTCCAATGAGTCGCCACAGCTTGACGGATTACAGATGGCAACAGGTCTGCCGTGTGGTCAAGGCACGCGACGGGCACCAGTGCGTGAGCTGCGGCGCCCGAGCCGACCTCACCGTCGATCACGTCAAGCCCGTCAGCAAGATGAGCGCCGACGAGCTGGCAGCCGGCCACCAGTACGACCCCGACCGCTGCCTGACCCTCTGCCGGCCCTGCAACAGCGCCAAGGGGGACCGAAGCGTGCTCCGCGTGACCTGGATCAACCCGCGCTGGGCACACTGTTTTTCTGACGTACGCCCAGGGGTCGGACTAGACCGGGCCGAGCCTTTTTCACACGGGCCAGCCCCCAAAATTTCGGGAGGCCTACTGTGATCATCACGACCGAGTCCGGCACCCGATGGGCGATTGGCTGGGACCAGCCCGCCGGCTACCCCAACACCTGGCACCACGACAACGCCGCGGCAGCCATCCGCTGGACTCCGGCGCAACTCCGCGCCGCGGCGCGCCGCGACGAACGATCCTTCGCCGACCTGGTCGCCCGCGGAGTTCCCCGAGCCGAGCTGGCCGACTTGCACCACCGTGCCGAGATGTACCGATCCATGGCGGATCACCGGCCAGTGCTGGCCGCCTTGCTCCGGCCCGTTCAACCGTCCCTGTTCGAGGTGACCTCGTGAGTATCGACTTGACGAACCTGACGCAGGTCTCGGCCACGGATCGGTGGATCGAGGCCAACCGGGGATGGTTGGAGGACAGCCACGTGCCGATGGTCGCGCAGCTCCGCACGCTGGCGCGGACGATGGATCACGACCTGGAAACGAAGGGCAAGATTCAGTCGGCCACGGCCTCGACGTACCGCGGCACGTTCGAGACCCTGATGAGGCTGAAGCCGACCAAGCTTCGGGAGCGTGAGGCGTGGGAGGAAGAGGGCGCCCTCGGCGCACCGGCCGATGACGCCGGCCTGCTCGGCCCGCGTGACGACCTGTGACCGCGCCGGCCTGGTTCGACGGCCAGCCCTGGGCACCGACCGTCTACACCCGTCCGCTCACCCCGGACGGGGTCGCGCTGTCCGATGGCCCGCGGCTGAACGCGCTACTGGCCCGCCACTGGCGGCTGCCGGAGCAGGGGCTTGTCCGCCTGGACCGCTGGCAGCAGGCGCTGAACAATCACGTGCTGGAGCGCTACCCGCGGGACTGGCCGGTGCCCGAGCTGCGGGGAAGGCTCCGGTACCGGCAGGTCGTGATCAGCCTGGGCCGGCAGAACGGGAAGTCGTTACTTGGTGGGGGATTCGCGCTGTATGGCCTGACTCAGCACGTCGCGGCCCCGTCTGTGATCGGCGTGGCCACCAGCGTGGAGCAGGCCAACGTGGTCTACCGGCGGGTGCACTACGCGGTCACCAACGACACGTTGCTGGACGCCCGGCTCAAAGCCTCCGGTACCCGCGGTATCCGCTGGAAGGATGGCCGCGGGGAGTACCTGGTCAAACCCAGCTTGGCGGAAGGGTTGCAGTCGGTGCCGGTGACCCTCGGCATCGCCGACGAGCTCCACCTGATGCGCGAGGCCATGTGGTACTCCGTGGTCAACGGCCAGCGCGCCCAGACCGATGGCCTACTCATCGGGATCACGACCGCCGGCGACGAGATGTCCACGCTGCTGAAAGAGCTGTACACCCGCGGCCGAGCCGCCGCGACGGCAGCGGCCGATGATGAACGGTTCGGGTTCTTCCTCTGGGAGGCGCCGGAGAATCCCGACCTGGACAATGACGCACACTGCCACGCCGCGAACCCTTCAATCGCGTGCGGACGCGTGGACCTGGCCACCGTCCGCGCCGACGTGCGGAAGCTCCCCGCGGCCGACCGCGAACGCTACTTCTTCAACCGGTTCGTGCTGATCGCGGACGGCTGGGCCGACATGACGCAATGGGCGGCCACCGAGACCGACGCGCTCCCCGCCGGCGAGCCGGTCTTTGGGATCGCCCGCACCGATTCCTGGTCCGCAGTCTCGATCACCGCCGCGGTCAAGACTGGCGACGGGACCGTGACGACCGAGCCGGTCGCGCATATCGCGCGGCTGGACCGCGACCAGCTCGTCACGGTGTGCCAGGCACTCGCTGCCGACACGCCGACCGCAGTTTTCGCGCTGGACGGCAGCCTCGGAACGGTCGCGGACGCCCTGAAAGAGGCCGGCCTGACGGTGCTGGCGCTCACCACAGGCGCCACGCACGAGGCCACCACAGCATGGTGGGCCGACGTGACCAACGGCACCGTGCGGCACGTGCCGGATTCCCTGCTGACACGGCAAATACCGCTGTCGAGACGGTCCAAGAAACCGACCGGCTGGCAGCTGTCGCCCACCGATGCCACCGACGTGGACGCCGTCCACGCCACGATCTACGCGCACCACGCCGCGCACACCCGGCCGACGCCCACCGAGCTGCAACTCTGGTAATCCCGGCGGGCACCGCCGGGACAGGAAACGGGAAACCGGGCTGAGGCTAGTTTCCATGGCTTGGTACACCCGCATCGCAAGCGCCATCCGGGAGGCGTTCGACCTCTCCGGCCCGCTGCGTGCCCACAGCTATGGCTCAACGCCTGGCGTGCTGCTGCCGCCGTCGCGGTCCGCGGCGTACGCCGGCGCCACCGACGCCGCGACCATCCCGGCCGTGTACCGCGCGCTGGACGTGCTGGTCACCGGGGTTCAGCAACTCACCCTGACGGCCCGCGATGCCGCCGGCCGGACCGTTGCGCACCAGCTCGTCCGCCGGCCATCACTCAGCCTGTCCCGCGCCGACTGGCTCGGTCAGATCGTGCTGGCCATGGCCACCGATGGAAACGCGTTCGTGCATACCCGCCGCGCGCCGTCCGGCGAGATTCTCGAGCTGGAAGTGTGGTCACCCGCGACCGTCCGTGAATTCTGGGACACGACAACCGGCCGGGTCACCGCCTACTGGCGCAACGGCCGCAAGTACGCGCCGCGGGACGTGCTGCACCTGACCAAGCTCCGACTTCCCGGCCAGCCGCGCGGCCTCGGCCCGATCCAGGCAGCGCAGGCCACGATGCGCGGCGCTATCGACATGCGGGACACGATGGGCAGCTGGTTCGACAGCGCCGGCCAGCCGGCCGGCGTCCTGACCAGCGACCAGGCGCTCACCAGCGCCGACGCGCTGCAATACCGCAACGCCTGGAACGGCCTGGACGCGGACGGCGCGCCGGTGCCCACGACCGACAATCCTTCCCGGGTCAAGGTGCTCGGCAAGGGCCTGTCCTATGACCCGATCCTGCTGAAACCCAGCGACGCCATGTGGCTGGACGCGCAGGCGTTCACCACGCTGGAAGTGGCGCGACTGTTCGGCATCCCAACGTCGCTGATGATGGCCGCACCCGAAGGCAGCAGCCAAACCTACTCCAACATCGAGCAAGAATGGATCGGGTTCGTCAGGTTCACCCTGATGGCCTACCTTCGCCCATTGGAGGAAGCGCTGTCGCAGCTGCTCGACCTCGAAGTTCGGTTCGTCGTGGACGCCCTGCTCCGCACCGATACCAAGTCCCGGTATGACGCGCACGCCGTGGGGCTCAGCGCGGGATTCCTGACCGTCAACGAAGTCCGCGCGCTGGAAGGCCTGCCGGCCATCGCCGCCGGCGACACGCCCCGCGCCACACCCGCCGCAGCAGCGAAGGAGACCACCAAGTGAAGCGACCCGCACCGATCCGTGACTGGTACCGGATCGAAGCATCCGCCGACAACACCGATACGGCAACGATCCACGTCTACGAGGCCATCGGCGGATGGTTCGGGATCGAAGCTGCCGATTTTGTCCGCGAGCTCGAAGCGCTCGACGTGTCCCGGATCAACCTGTACGTGAACAGTCCCGGCGGCATTGCGTGGGACGGCATCGCGATGATGAACGCGCTACGCCGCCACCGAGCGACCGTGGACGTGACCGTGGACGGCATCGCCGCGTCGGCCGCGTCCCTGGTCGCCATGGCCGGCGACACCATCACGATGGGCGAGGGTGCCCAGCTGATGATCCACAACGGCTCGGCCCTCGTGATGGGCACCGCTGACGAGATGCGCGCCAGCGCTGACGTGCTCGACCGGCTCGACGGCGACATGGCAGCCATTTACCAGCGCCGCGCCGGCGGCACCACCGACCAGTGGCGCGCCGCCATGTCCGCCGAGACCTGGTACAGCGGCGCCGAAGCGGTCGCCGCCGGCCTGGCCGACACCGCGGCCAGCGACCAGGACAATGCCGACGATCCTGCCGCCGCGTGGGACCTGACCATCTATGCCTACGCCGGCCGGCGCCAGGCACCCGCACCAGCACGCACCACCACCACCACACCCGAAGGGACCACCATGACCGACGCGCTCACCGCTGCCGACCTCGAACCGATCCACAACAAGCTGGCCGACCTCGGCCGCGAGCTGGCCTCGGCCCAGCTGAACGACCCGCACGCCGGCACCGACCAGTGGGCCACGATGGGCCACTTCTTGAAAGCGCTGGCCGCCGGCGACACGCACGCCGCCGAGGTGCACGCCGCCTACACCGGCTCGACCACCGGCGACGATCCGGCAACGCCGAGCTTTGTTCGTGATTTCATCCGCCTGGTCGAGGAACGCCGCCGAATCATCGGCGACTTCACCACCGGCCCGCTGCCCGCCAAGGGCATGACCGTGGATTACGTGCGGCTCCGGTCCGACACCACCCAGGTCGGCCGGCAGGCCAACGAAGGCGACGACCTGCCCTACGGCAAGGTGGTTTTCGAGGACGGGAACGCGCCGGTTGTGACCTATGGCGGATGGACCGAGCTGTCGCGGCAGCGCATCGAACGCTCGTCCACGCCGGCGCTGAACATCACGCTCCGCGCGATGGCGCTCCGGTACGCACGGGTCACGAACGCCGCTGTTCGTGACGTGCTGCTCGCCCAGATCGCCGCCGGCGTCGCCGCGGACGCCGCCGACGACACGGCCGCGATCGACCTGGCGGCCGGTGCGACCACTGATGAGTGGCTGGATGCCGTCGTGGACGCCGCCCTCACGTTCGAGGACCGCGGCTATGACCTGTCGCGCCTGCACGTGTCCGCCGACGTGTTCAAGCGATTGATCCGGTTGAAGGATGGTGACCAGCGGCTCATGACCGTGTACGGGTCCGGGATCAATCAGGTCGGTGAGCTGAACGTCAAGACCGTCTCGGGCAACCTGGCCAACGTCACCGTGCGGCTCATGGCCGGCGCGCCGGCCAACACGGGCGCATTCAGCGACCCGGTCGCCATCGAGTTCCTCGAGTCCGCCGGAGCGCCGGCCCAGCTTCAGGACGAGAACATCATCAACCTGACCAAGCAGTTCAGCGTCTACGGCTACGCCGCCACCCTGGTGCCGTTCCCCGACGCAATCCTGCCGATCCAGTTTGGGGCCTGATCCCGTGACCGACCTGGCCGCCTACCTCGGCGTCGAACCCTCCGGGTTCGTCGCTGAGTGCACCGCCGAAGCCGACGCGCTGGTCACCCAGCGCGTCGGCCAGGCGACCGTGCCGGCGTCAGTCCGTGCCCGTGCCGTGCTCGAAGTCGGCGCGGACCTCTGGTACCGCAAACAGACCCGGAACGGGATCGCCGGGTTCGGCTCGACCGAGACCGGCATCCAGCCCGTTCGGATCGCCCGCGACCCGATGGCCGCGGCCGAGCCGATCCTCCGGCCATGGCTGACCCCCGGGATCGCCTGAGATGTTCACCGAGCAAACCGCCGCCCTCACCGACCTGGCCCGGTCGGTCACCACCGGCGCCGTCGTCACTGACGACCTGGCCGCGGTCGGAAACATCGTCGCGGAAGGGAAAGCGGCCATTGTCGTGATGCCACCAGCCATCACGTTCGACACACCGACCGCCCGCACCCTGACCTGGACCGTGTACCTGGCCGCCGGACCAGACCCGATCCGGGCCACCCCCGCGCTAGATCGCCTGCTCGACCAGCTCCACAGCCCGTTGGAGCTGACCGCTGCCGAGCCGGTCAGTCTGCCGACCCACCAGGGCCAGCTGATCGCCGGCTACCAGCTCACCACCAGCTCCACCTACATCGACCAGTAAAGGGAGAATCACAAATGGCCGTAATCAAGCAGATCAAGCACGGGCCCGGCGTGCTCACCATCGGCGACGCCGCCATGGCGAAGGCGATTGCGCCCCGGGTCGCCTCGGTGACCTTGAAGACCAAGACCGACGCCGACGACGACACGGTCACCCTGTCCGGTGACGTGGTCGCCGGTGACGTCACCGAAACCCACACCCTCGAAGGAAACATGTTCGGGGACTGGGGCGAGACCGACAGTTTCCAGGAGTTCTGCTTCGAGCACCGAGGCGAGGTGCTGCCGTTCGTCTACCAGCCGCTCGGCCCGACGAAGAAAGGGATCGAGGGAGATGTGCAGATCGCCTCGGTCGAGATTGGTGGAGAGGCCGGCAAGACGATGAAGCCGGATTTTGAGTTCAAGGTGCTTGATCCGAAGATCAAGCCTGCGACTCCGGCCACCTGATGGGGGTTCAGCTGGTCGGTGACGAGCGGCTGGCGGCCGGCCTAAAGCGGGTCGCCAGCCGACTCCACCAGCTGCCGCCCGAAGCCGCCCAGCTCGCGGCCCGGGCCGTGCGTGCTGGCGCACCACGCCGAACCGGCACCCTCGCAAACTCAATCAGCGGCCACGTGGCCGCTCACGGAATCAGCGTACGGACCGCAGTCAGTTACGCCCGCCCCGTGGAAGCGCGCCACCCGTACGCAAACCCTGGCCTACGCGCCGCCCGCCCCGCAGTCGAAGCGGCGTACGCCGCCCACCTGCAACGTCTACTCAACACCCTTTGAAAGGAAATACCCCCGATGCTTCACAAGCTGCCACGCCTGGCCCTCACCATCGAACCGGCCGCCGGTGACCCTCTCGACCTGGCCGTACAGGCCGACAACCGCGGCGCCTGTGCCTATGACCTGGTGCGTTCCGCCAAGGGCTACCCGGCACCCGCCGACGCGCCGTTCCTGTGGATGACCTATCTCGCCTACCATGCGCTCCGGCGTACGGGTCAGCTGGCCGCCCACCAGCTGTCCGAGGACTTCGACCAGTTCCGGCTGACCGTCGCGCAGCTCGTACCCGTGGACGAGTCCGGCGACCGCGTGGAGCTGGCCGACGTGCTCGGGGAGAACGTGGACCCTACCCAGCCGGCGACCTGAGAAACCGGGTCGCGCTGAGCCTGCGAACCGGCCTACCGCTGGACTACTGGCTCGACGCCGACGACCAAATCATGGCGACCGTGTACGAGCTACTGGACGAGGAGAACGAGGATGGCTGACCTCACAGTCAGGGTCAATGCGAACACCGGCGATGCCGAACGCGGGCTCGCATCGGTGACCCGCCATCTCGCGATCATGCGCGCCATCGCCGGAAGCGGCGCCCTGGCCAGCGCCAAGGGGCTCGGCATCGCCAACCTGGGGACGGTAGCGCTCGCCAGCGCTGCCCAGGTATCGAGTATGGCGGTCGCGCTGTCGTCCGTCGCGTTGGCGGCCATCCCTCTGCCCGGTCTGCTGGCCGGTGCCGCGGTCGGCGGCATCGGCCTGGGGCTGGCCCTCAAAGATGCGAAGACACAACTCGCCGGTCTTGGACCGGAGTTCGCGAAGGTCCAGCAAGCCGCCTCGGCCGGATTCTGGAAGGAGTCGAAGGAATACATCACGTCACTGGCCACCGCGGCGCTGCCGCAGCTGCGTTCGGGTCTCGGGCTGGTCGGCACCGCGTGGGGCCAGTTCGCGGCAGTCGCCTCGTTCGCGCTTGAACGATCGCTCACCAGCGGCGCCGGCCTCGCACCCCTGTTCACTGCCGTGGCCACGTCCATCGACATGGTCAAGCTGCAAGTGGGCCCGCTGGTCGAGGCGTTCGCGGCCATCGGTGCGGTCGGTGTCTCCTACATTGTGCCGCTGACCAGCTATCTCTCCGGCCTGGCCGGCAAGTTCGCTGATTTTGTCAACCGTGCTGCCGCGTCCGGCCAGCTGGCCGCGTGGGCCCAGACCGGCGTCACCGCGCTAGGCCAGCTGCTACAGATCATGGGTCAGGTCGGCGGCATCGTCGTGACGCTAATCTCGACCATGTCCCAGTTCGGCGGCGCCGGGTCACTGACCCCGCTACTGGCCGGAGTGACCGCCCTCAATCAGGCGCTATCTGGTCCGCTTGGGCAAAATCTGCTCGGTCAGGTTTTCGGCGCGGCGCAGACTGCTATGCAAGCGCTCGCGCCGGCGTTCGGCTCGCTCGGTTCGATCCTGCAATCTTTGGTGCCCGTACTGGCCGCGGTCCTGCCCACCGCGGCCGGGGTCACCAGTACCCTGCTCGGTGCGCTCGCGCCGCTGGTCTCCCAGCTCGCCGCCGCCATCGTGCCCGTCGTGCCGCTGATCGGGCAGGTACTCACCCAGGCGGTCGCCGCGCTCGCGCCGGTGCTGACCCAGGTTATCGCGGCGCTCGGTCCGCTGCTGCCGATGATCGGTCAGGTGTTGCTCCAAGCCGTCCAAGCTGTGGCGCCGCTGCTGGCGTCCCTCGGCCCGGTCTTCGCGCTCATCGGCCAGGCGGTCGCCGCCCTGCTGCCCGTCGTGGGACAGATCGTCACCGTGCTGGGAACCGCGCTCGCGCCGATCTTCTCGGCCCTGACCCCGGTCATGGCCGCTGTCGTGCCCGTCGTTCAGATGATTGCCGGCGTGCTCGGGGAAGCCGTGACCGCCCTGGCGCCGGTGCTGGTCGCGGTCGGTGAGCTGGTCGGCATCCTGCTGACCGGCCTTACCCCCGCCATCACCGTGGCCGGTTCCATCATCAAGACGTTCGCCCAGGTGCAGAACGCCGTGCTCCGTCCCGCGCTCGTTCTGATCGCCGGTATCGTCAGCGCCGTGTCCGCGGCGATGCGCGGCGACTGGACCGGCGCGTGGGACATCATCACGAACGCCGCCCGCACCGCCGCAGTCATGCTGGCAAGCTCGATCCAAGGCGGTATGGACCGTGTCAAGTCCGCGGTAGGCAGCGGAATCGCTGCCGTGACTGACTTTTTCGCCGGTCTCCCCGGAAAGATCGTTTCCGCCCTGTCTGGTCTCGGGTCGCAGCTGTTCAGCGTCGGCGTCGATGTGATCCGGGGCCTGATGGGCGGCATTCAGTCCATGGCCAGCTCGGTGGCATCGACAGCACGAAACATCGTCTCGGGCGCCGTGTCGGCCGCGAAGTCCGCGCTCGGGATTCACAGCCCGTCACGGGTTTTCGCTGAGATTGGCCGCTACAGCGGCCTCGGTCTCGCGCAGGGGCTCGCGGCCATGACCGGCCGTGTCGAGGCGGCCGGCGCCGCCCTTGTCGGTGCCGCAGTGCCGTCCACCGTGCCCACCATCGCGCTCACCGGCGCCGGCAGCGGTGCCGCATCGGTGACCGTGAACGTGAACGTGGACGGGTTCGTGGGCAACTCCGGCGAGCTGGCCCGCGCCATCGTCGCCGCAATCAACACCGAGGCCAGGGACTCCGGCCTCGTGCCGGTCGGAGGTGCGCGACTGTGACCCTCGCCCTGCTATCAGACGTGACCGTGCGAATCATCCCGACGGTCGGCCCCGAGGTGGCGCTATCCAAGTCCGCCGCCGATGACCGGATCGGCGGCAAGTCCATGGTCGTGAACGAGATACGCATTCCGTGGGGACAGGACCACGCCCTCGCACACGACAATCCGTCCACAGTGACCATGACCATTAGGTCCCGCGTGCCCGTGGCCGTCCCGCAGCTGGCCGGCGGCCTGCCCGTCGAAGGGCTCGCCGGCGCCAAGGTTGTCATCACCGGAAAGGGGGTCAACGGCAACACCATCACCTGGACCTGTTGGGTCAACAAGTGGACATGTACCCAGTCCCGCGGTACCGCGGCAGACCGGCGCCGCCCCTACACAATCGCACTCGACTGCATCGACGTGATCGGACGCGCGCAGGCGGTCAAGCTGGCCGCCGAGCCGTGGCCGTACCAGGACAACGTACGTCAACGAATCCAGACCATATCCGACACTATGAACCACGTCGTGCCGCTCGACTACGCCCCGCTCGACGCACTGTCGGGGATCGAGCTGGCCGACATGCCCGAGCGAGACGTGGACAACGCATCATTGCTCGAGGTTCTGGAACGGACCGTGGGAGCGCTGCCGGTGTGGATACGTGGTGGTTCCGATTGGGTCCGGTTTCGGTTGACGCCTGGAACCGCGTGGGTTCTCTACAGCGACGGGACGTGGACGTGGGGAGCCGGCAGCGACCTGACCGACGCGCTGCCGGTCCATCCGCGCGCGCTCACCGATGCTCCGACGGTCGGCGTACGCGCCGACAAGCTCACCCGGTTCAGCTCCGAGGTGCGCGCCTACAGCATCGGCGTTGAGGGTCAGCGAATCCACGAGAGTTTGCCTGATACGCCGTGGTCAACCTCGCTGCTGTCGCGGCCCAGCGACTCCGGCACAGTGGCGAGGGATATTCTCAGGTGGTTTGGGAAAGTCTCGCTCGGCCTGCCCGTCCCGGACAACTTGGGTCAGTTCTTTGACGACGTTGCCGGCGGCCCTAGCCGGCGGTTCAAGGCAACCGCGAAGGCCGGTTACCCGCGGCTCGGACGCGTCCGGTTCCTGCCGGACGAGTGGCTGAGAACGGTCAGCAACGAGGCGCTTGGCCGTGAGGCGCTGGAATGGCTCATCGAACCGTGGTCACGCTCGGGCATGTCCATCATGATCACTCCTTGCCCGCCCGGTGTCACCCAGGTGCAGTCCATCATCGGTGGCGAGCTGATCTATCATCCCGACCCCAAGCGTCAGCGGCTCTACCTCGACCTGGCGCCGGTCGCCACACGGCACCACACCGAGCTGCGTTTCGCCTCGATGAAGGAATGGAAGGCGGACCTCAGAATCGTCCCCAGAGATGCTCTCTCACCCCGATTCTGCTCTCTCGCCTCGAATGGAGGACTCTATGCCTGACGCCCAGATACCGACGCAAAGCGGTTTCCCGTTCCTGGACGACTGGAACTATCTGCACGTGGTCCCGGAGTACACCCGACAGCTCCGAGACCATGTCCGGTCACGGTTTGACGCGCTCACCGCCGCCGCGTTCTCCGGGACCCTGCCAAAGGGTCCGTCCGGCACCTACCTGGCCAATGACCTCACGTGGAAGACGCCCCAGGAAGGTGTCTTGATCACTGACCGGACCATCGCCGGCGGAGACGTGACGATCGCCAACGGCCAGGCGCAGCGACTCAGGTTTGAGAACGGGTCGCTCAACGGCGCTGCGACCTATGACAGCGCCAGCCGTCAGTTCACAGTCGCCCGGACCGGTGTATGGATCATGTCGGTGACGGCCGCGGTGAACGGCACCGGCGCCGGCTGGTGGTATGCCCGAATGCAAGTCAACGGGACCAACAAGTGGGCCCCGTCCGCCAAACCTGGCGGGTCGGTAGGGTTCACGAAGCCGCTGATTCTGAACGCCGGCGACAAAGTCTCGGTCGAGCTGGCGAACTACTCCGGCGGAGACATCAGCCTTGTCTCGTTGTCCGACGTGACCACCTTTGGTCTCATGTGGTTGAGGCCGGCATCGTGACCCTCCTGCCTCAGTTGGAAGACCTGTTGCTGGCCGCGGCCGCAGTCCTGACCGCGCTCGCCGGTCTCGTGGCCGCCGTGGTCACGGCCGCGTCGAAGCTCCGACGCGAGCTGGCGCAGATAAGCCGGCGAGTGGACGACGAGCTGAGTCCAAACTCTGGCACCAGCACCCGCGATGCCATCAACCGAACCGAGCTGGCCGCCACCGATGCCTTGCGCGCCGCGGACGCCAACGGAGGCGCCCTGGCTGAGTTACGTAATGAGCTGCTCGGTGAGGTGCGCGGCATGCGCCGCGACATTGGCCGGCTGGCCGACGCCGACCAGTCGATGGCCGAAGCGAAACAGCACGAGCACGCCCGCATCCATCGGCGGATAGATCAACTGGAAACCCAACTCAGGAAGGAAACCTGACATGCCAGCATCGGCACTCAATCATCTAGGCCGGGTCACCGGCGACACCCGCCGCAAGGCTGAGGAAGTCCTGTCGGCCCTCGAATCCCAGACGGGTCACCGGGTCGGGATCATCTACGGATACAACCCAGCCAGCCAGCCCGAGCACAGCGCCGGCCGCGCGCTCGACTTCATGTGCAACAGGGAAACCGGTGATTGGATCGCTGACTACCTGTGGACCCACAGGGCCCGTCTCCGGGTGAAGTGGATTCTTTGGCGCCAGCGCATCCGATCCACCAGTGCCGGCAAGCCGAACTCCTGGCAGGCCATGCCCGACCGAGGGAACGCGACTCAGAATCACTACGACCACGTACACGTCTTCTTCAACGACGGCTACGAATCCCCGTCCGGCGCTACCGCTCCGCCGGCGGCAGGCGAGGCGCCCGGTGCGGCAGCGTGGTGGGGAAACCGGCCCGAGCCGCAAGATCCCGCGTGGCTGTCGGTGACCCAGCTCCGGCAGGCGATGGAGCACGACACCCGCCAGCCCGGGCAGCCTCTTGGCTGGTTCGCTGACCAAGTGTGGTTCCTGCAACGAATGCTCATTGCGACCGGCTGGCTCCGCCGCGAGAAGATCGTTCCCGGTCACTACGGCACCCTGACCGCCGGCGACGCCGGCAACCGGGACGACGGAGGCGTGCGCGGGTTCCAAGCCAAACGCGGTCACACGCCTGACGGATGGCCCGGTCCGAGCGAGCTGGCCATGCTGATGGACTGGTCCGGTATGCGCTGTGAGGTGCGTCCGTGACCCCGGCGTGGCTCACCCCCGAGGTGCGTCGGTGGCTCTACGGGATCGCCGCCGGCGCCATGCCGCTACTGATCGCCTACGGTGTGCTCACCGACACCACAGCGGCGCTATGGCTGGCTCTGGTGGCCGCGTTCCTGGTCCCCAGCGTCGCGCTGGTCAACACCGACACCGACGCTACGCGTCCGCGTCGGGGTCGGGATGACGACGGGGACGGTCACCCGGACGTGGCTTGATGATCCTGTCCACGGTCCCGCGGGTCACCCCCAGGACCGTGGCCAGGGTGAGCACCGGGACGCCGGCAGCGTGCGCGGCACGGATCGAGTCGCGGCGCTGCTGCTCGGCCGCCTCGGCCTGCTCGGCCGCCGCCGCGACGCGGCGCAGCTGTTGCTGCTGGTGCTGGTTCAGCCTCAT